TAGATGGAGAAGGTTCTAAAGGAGCATTACACGGCTTAACCAGGTTTAGTATGGAGGACGCTCCTGCGAATAGCTTCTTTTTAGAATACTTATCAAGACCACCTACAGCTGAAATATTCTTTGAAGATGTATTAATGGCATTAGTATTTTATGGCATGCCAATACTTGCAGAGAACAATAAACCAAGGTTGTTATATTATTTAAGGCGTAGAGGTTATAGAGGTTTTAGCATGAATCGCCCAGACAAAGCTTGGAATAAATTATCTACAGCAGAAAAAGAAGTAGGTGGTATACCAAACTCAAGTGAAGATATAAAACAAGCCCACGCCGCTGCTATTGAGATGTATATTAATGATCATGTTGGTATGAAAAAAGACGGTTCATTTGGTGGTTTATATTTTAATGAATTACTAAACGACTGGAGTAAATTTGATATAAATAAAAGAACAAAGCATGATGCGTCTATAAGTTCTGGTTTAGCTATAATGGCAAACAATAGGCATTTGTACGCACCGAACTCTAAGGTTGAAAAACCAAAAATAAATTTAAACATTTCCAGATATAATAACGCTGGAGCTAATTCACAAATAATAAAATAATATGGCATATAACAGTAAAAGTTATTTTCCTAGTCAAACTGTAAGCGATGCTGAAAAGCTTAGTTATGACTATGGTTTAAAAGTTGCTAAAGCTATAGAGCAAGAGTGGTTCAATGAAGATAGAAATTATAATAGATATAAAAATAATCAAAACAATTTTCATAATTTAAGATTATATGCCAGAGGAGAACAGTCAATACAAAAATATAAAGATGAATTATCTATAAATGGTGATTTATCTTATTTAAATTTAGACTGGACACCTGTACCTATTATATCTAAGTTTGTAGATATAGTTGTCAATGGTATTTCAGAAAGAACATATGACATTAGGGCTTATTCTCAAGATGCTTATGGAGTAGAAAAACGTACTGAGTATATGGAGTCTATTATAAGAGATATGGAGTCAATGCAATTTAACGATGCTGCGATGGAAGCTTTTAATATGGATCTTTATGAAAACAAAAAAGAAGATCTTCCAGAGACTAAAGAAGAACTAGAGCTACATATGCAGTTAACATACAAGCAAGCTGTAGAGATAGCAGAAGAACAAGCTTTAAATGTTTTAATGGAAGGTAATAATTACGAACTTACTAAAAAACGTTTTTATTACGATTTAACAGTGCTTGGTATTGGCGCTGTAAAAACTAGTTTCAATACTTCTAAAGGTGTTACCGTTGATTATGTTGATCCTGCTGATCTTGTTTATTCTTACACAGACTCCCCTTATTTTGATGATATATATTACGTTGGTGAAGTTAAATCCATACCTGTAAACGAGTTAGCCAAACAGTTTCCTCATTTAACAGAGTCAGAACTTGAAGATATAATGCAAAATAAATCTTACAACAGGTCTAACTATAATTCTAGATATAATTACGATAAAGAAGACAACAATACTATTCAGGTTTTATATTTTAATTATAAAACTTACATGAATGAGGTGTATAAAATAAAAGAAACTGGTACTGGCGCAGATAAGATAATACCTAAAGATGATACGTTTGATCCACCTGAAAATAAAGAGGGTGGTTATTCAAGATTATTAAGATCTATAGAAGTTCTTTATGATGGCGCCATGATACTTGGCACTAAAAAATTACTTCGATGGGAGATGGCGTCTAATATGTTAAGACCAAAAAGTGATTTTACAAAAGTAAAAATGAATTATGCTATAGTAGCCCCTAGAATGTATAACGGTAAAATTGATTCGCTGGTAAAACGTGTAACCGGTTTTGCAGACATGATACAACTTACGCATTTAAAACTACAACAAGTGATGTCACGTATGGTGCCAGATGGTGTTTATTTGGATGCTGATGGTTTAGCTGAAGTTGATTTAGGTAATGGTACCAATTATAATCCACAAGAAGCTTTAAACATGTTCTTCCAAACTGGTAGTGTTATAGGTAGATCATTTACGCAAGATGGCGATATGAATCCAGGTAAAGTACCTATTAGAGAAATAACATCAGGTAGTGGTGGTAATAAAATGCAAGCTCTTATTAATAATTATAATTATTATCTGCAAATGATAAGAGACGTAACTGGTCTTAACGAAGCTAGAGACGGTAGTATGCCAGACAAAAACGCTTTAGTTGGCGTGCAAAAATTAGCAGCAGCTAATTCAAATACAGCGACTAGACATATACTACAGTCAGGCTTGTTTTTAACAGCTGAAGTAGCAGAGTGTTTATCACTTAGAATATCTGATATTATAGAATACTCTCCAACAAGAGATGCTTTTATACAAGCTATTGGTGTTCATAATGTAGCTACACTAGAAGAGATGTCTAGTTTACACCTTTATGATTTTGGTATATTTATAGATTTACTACCAGATGAAGAGGAAAAAGCTAGACTTGAAAACAATATTCAAATGGCTATTCAACAGCAAACTATAGATTTAGAAGATGCTATTGATCTTAGAGAAATAAGAAATGTAAAGTCTGCAAATCAAGTTTTAAAAATACGTAGAAAAAAGAAGCTACAAAGAGATCAGGCCGCACAACAACAAAACATGCAGCAACAAGCACAGCTTAATCAACAGTCAGCGCAAGCTGCAGCTCAAGCTGAAGTTCAAAAAAATCAAGCAATGATAGAAAGTCAAGTGCAATTAGAAACCATTAAGGCTCAGCTAGAAGCACAAAAAATGACACAAGAAGTTGAAATGAAAAAAGAACTAATGCAAGTTGAGTTTGAGTACAACATGCAGTTAAAGAATATGGAAACTGATGGTGTTAAAAGCAAAGAAAAAGAAAAAGAAGATCGTAAAGACGAAAGAACTAGAATTCAAGCCTCTCAACAAAGTGAGCTTATAGATCAAAGAAATAATAAAAAACCACCTAAAAACTTTGAGTCGTCAGGTAATGATATACTAGGTGGTGGTTTTGATTTAGGGGCTTTTAATCCTAGATAAATTTATTAATTATTATTATATTATATTATGGAAGAAAACAAAGAAAACGTAGTTGAAGAAACTACACAAGAAACAACTGAACAAGTTGAAGAAACTAAAAAACCAAATGTTAATGAAGACGGCGATTACGTTGTTGATTTAAGTAAACCAATAGAAAATGAAACTAAAGAAGATAACGCTGACGACAGCGGAGTGGTTGCAGAGCATGAAAATGCCGAGCCCTCACAAAAACAAGAAGAAGTACAACCGGAAGCAGAAACACAAGAGGCTCTAGTATTAGAAGAAATTACTGAGGAAGAGCAAGGGCCTGCAGAAACTACAATTGAAGAAGTAGAAGAAGCTGTAGCTGAGGCCGAAGCAACCGGCGAACCAATACCAGAAAATATTCAAAAGTTAATAGACTTTATGGAAGAGACTGGTGGTGATTTAAATGACTATGTTAAGCTTAATCAAGACTACAGTAAATTAGATAATCAAGATTTACTATATGAATATTACAAGCAAACAAAACCTCATTTAAACGCAGAAGAAATTAATTTTCTTATGGAAGATCAGTTTTCTTATGACGAAGAAGAAGACGACGCAAAGGAAATACGAAGAAAAAAATTAGCGTTAAAAGAGCAAGTTGCCAGCGCTAAAAGCCACTTGGACGGGCAAAAGTCCAAATACTATGAAGAAATCAAAGCTGGTTCAAAGCTTACGCCTGAACAACAAAAAGCTTGGGATTTTTTTAATAGATACAACGAGGAGTCAGAAGAAACTCAAAAAACAGTTAAAAAGAACTCTGATATTTTTACACAAAAAACTAATGAAGTTTTTAACGACAAGTTCAAAGGTTTTGAATACAACGTCGGTGATAAAAGATATAGGTTCAACGTAAACAATGCTGATGAGATTAAAACAACTCAAAGTGATTTAAATAATTTTACCAAAAAGTTTTTGGACAAAAAAAATGCTTTAAAAGACGCTGTGGGTTATCACAAATCTTTATATACAGCAATGAATGCTGATGCTGTTGCAAAACACTTTTATGAACAAGGTAAAGCTGATGCTATGAAAAACAGCGTTGCTAAAGCCAAAAACGTTAATATGGATCCAAGACAAAATCATGGTAAAATTGAAACAGGAGGTTTAACATTTAAAGTGTTAGGTAGTGATTCTTCTAGCTTTAAGTTTAAAAATAAAAACAATAAATAACAATTTAAAAATTTAAAATTATGGCAATTACAAGTGCGAGTGGTATAGATGCTGCTCCTAGAAAACAAACGTTGTCGTCTAACTATGTAGACTTTACATCAAGCGCTACTGAAGGATGGGCACAACAATACTTACCAGACCTTATGGAAAAAGAAGCTGAGGTATACGGTAAAAGAACAATCGCAGGATTTTTAGCTCAAGTTGGAGCTGAAGAAGCTTCTACCGCTGATAGAGTTATATGGTCAGAAC